ACAAGCTGTAGCCATATCAATTGTTATTGTTGCCCCATCAGAAAGGGCTGTGACGTTTGCTGCTGCTCCTCCTGTAAGACTCACGCCCCCACTAGCTGTTTCTATTTTCTTAACATTATTGTGATATAAAGAAACTTCGGAATTTTCATTAACAACTATCATATTTTCATCATTAGCAGCATTATTAATTCTTAAAGCATTACTTCTTAAAATTAATCCACCAGTACCATTATCATGTATAAAAGTTTCTGACCCTGAATGGTAAATTTCTAAATCTGCACCAGTTCCAAAAATAGCTTTTGCGTTATCAGCAAACTCTAGTGCATTATCTGACCTATCAAAAACAATATCTCTTCCAGCAGTAGCACCATCAAAAGTAACATCATCAGTAAAAGTTGTTGCACCATTTAATGTTGAAGTTCCAGAAACATCAATATTGCCATTTAAATCAACATTGCCATCATGTACTGCCCCATCATCTGTAACTGTTCCTGTTACGTTCAAGCCTGTCGAACTTATATTTGCTCTTACAGATCCTCCTGTAGCAATATCTAAATTATTTGCTGCACTTGAAAAAATACCAGTATCTAAATCATCACGAAAACCTAAAGCAGGTGCGCTTGCAGAACCATCTTCTAGAGTTAATGTTCCATCTAATTGTAATAGAGTAACCCAACCATTATTAGCACTATTTCTTATTTTTAAAACACCTTCGTTTGTATCAGCCCACCACTGATAAGCATATTTTGTAGAGGGTTCAGATGAAGATGAATTATTACTTACAATTGCAGCTAATACATTATTTATATCAGATCTTACATTAGCTCCTGTACTATTATCAATAACGTAATCGTGCGTTGCCATGTTCTATGTATTTTTATTTAAGGGTATCACAATTTAAGATCCTCGACCAAAACCAACTGCAGTATATTTAAAATTTCTATTAACAAAACTTGATCCATTTTTTATATCAATAGAGAAACCAGTACCTGAAATATTAGATAAGCTGAAAAAATCACCAGATTGTGCATTTTCTATAACAATTCCTATTGTTGGCAGATATGCAGTTGTAGAACCTCCTAAATCAGAAGTACCTGTAAAAAATGTATTTGTAAAAGTTATAGCTTTAGTAGAAGTACCGCTTGCAATAAGACTATTAACTGTTTCGGTTCTTCTTTCAAGTTCAGCTGTATATCCTAGTTGATCGATTTCTATACTTTGTGCAGGGTCATTTGTTGTTAATTCAGCCCTAAATTTAAAACCCCTTCCTACATATGTTCCATTTGCAAAAGGTTGAAAAGATGAAAAAGTTGCAGATCCGCTCGAAGGGTCATCATCAGTTGTTGCAACAAGTAAACGTGCATTAACATCAAAAGCGGTTGCAGCATCAAAGTTTGTCCAGGTATCTATATTTGCTGTTCTGCTATCTATTAAATCTGCTGGATAAAAGCCTTGTGTAACCATGTGTCGTTTTAATTTAAGTGGTTGTTTTCCTCCTAAATCAAGAACGTTTGCAAAGTCATAAGTTCCTCCTGTTTGGTCAACAGCACCTAGAAAGTCTAAATTTCCAATTAAATCAAAATCGCTGACAGAATCTAAAGTAGTAGTTGAACCAAGTACAAGACCATTAACTTCATCACTAAAAAAACAATCAGATTTTGTACCCGCAAAAGGCGGCGAATCAGTATCTTCTCTATCTTGAATAACTGTAAGTTTAGGTAAGGGATCAGGTGAAGTAACAATAATTGATGCTTCTCCATCACTAAGACGTCCTCCATCATCGCGGAATTTTAAAATTACCTCTCCATCAATAGCAGGTATCAAACTTTCGCTGACAGATCCGGGTAGAGCAGGGATTAAGTCAACAGAATTTGTAAAAGTACCAGTACCATCTGTTTTGCTTGAATGTCTTACTACTACGTTTCCCCCGTGTGTTACATCTACATCTGTAGCTTTATCAAAACGGATTCTTACAAATTGGTCATTTACAGGTTCTATTGTTAGATTCGTAACATCTTGAGGAACAGCAGTTTTTCCAACCGCTTCAAAAGTTAAATCATTAGAAGTTGCTGAAAGTTGTCCATTAACGTTATAACTAAAAACTTGAAATTCATAAGTACCAAGTTGACTATTTATTATTTGAAAATCAGGTCTTGAAACTTTTTCAGATACAAAATTTCCATTTTCATATCTATAATTAACTTGATATTCAATAACACCATTTATTGGTTGCCAACTTAAAAATATTTTAGAAACTGCTTGATTATTAATTGGAACAATAGTTTCAATAGCAGAAAGGTTAGAAGGTGGTGGTTGTAAGTTATTTAATTTTGAAACTGTTCTTGTAGATAAAGTTGATCCATCTTCAATAAATGCGTATTTTTCATTTATATAAGATAGAGCAGTAATTGTATAATTTATTCCATCAATTTCTTCTACTGTAATTACTCTAAATTTTTGAGCTTGTACTGTAGTATTTTGTATTAAATAATTTGTACCTACGTTAGGTGTCTGTGAAAAAGCTGAACTTACAGTAATAACGCCATTTGAAATATCAGAAATATCTTTAGTTTCTATAGTTCCATCAGGTAAAACTAAAGTTAATGTTGGACTATCTGTAGTAGGTAAATCTGTAAACTGTGTATCATCAACTGTAACTACAGTAGTAGAACTAACCGCTGAAAGTTTTCCTCCACGTCTAACGCCTGCACGAACAGGATCGTTAATTTCAATAACAGCTCCAGGACGCACTAAAAGTCCTGCTTCTAAAGAAGTTGTAAAAGTACAAATTTCAGATTCATTACCTTCAGAAAATGAAATAGCTTTTGCTAATCTTTGAGCCTGTCCTCTACTTGTACACCCAAAACCTTTTACTTGTTTTACAACAGTTCCAATTTTATTTATTAATGAAGTATTTTCAAAAATTTCAAAATCTATTTCTTGAGAATCCATATTAAAATATGAAACTGAAATAACTGAATGTCGTTGTTTTAAACTTGAACCTGTATAGTTAAAACCATCGCTAGAAACATTAGCTAAAGAAAATATAAAAGAAGCATCTTTAGGTGAATCCTGAGCTAATAAAACACTACCTGTTGACCAGATAGGCATTGCTCTCATTACTCCAGCTAATTCATTAATAAGATCAAATGCTTCGCTAGAAGATTGTATATTAACATTGCAAGAAAATCTTGCTTCCTGTCCTCCTAAATTATCATCAACAAGTGTATTTGCAAACTTACTAGCAGTTACAAAAGAAAATAAATCAATTGAACTATCTGTAATATGAGTACCAAATCCATATCTTTCAGTTGTTAACAAATCAAGAAGAATCATTGCTGGACAAGAACACCAGACAGCAGAACCCATAACACCATTAAAAATATATCCATCTGGATAGATAATTCTGCCAGTTGTATTATCTACAGTAGGAGTACCAGAGCTAGATGCTCCTGCTCCAGGAATCCTTACTTTAATGCCCCGAATACGAAACTTTCGGCGTGGAATAGAACTAAACTGCTGAGAATCAAGCCTTATAGCGTTATATGCTGAATTTGCATAAGTACTTGCATCATCTATTATTTCTGCCAGACTAGCAAATTGAAAAGAATCAATTAAAGATGAATCTGTTGAGTCTGCAGTTACTCTTGAAACTCTTATATCAACAGGAAAAGAACCGGTAATTTTTACTGAATAATCTTTTTGATACGCATCTGCAGTTCGACCTGTAATTGTATCTGTAATAACATCTGTAAAACCGCCTGAATTATATTGAACAGCAATTTTTAATTGAACAGACGAGCCTAAAAGATCACCTTCTGTTGTTGCTTTTTGTAATTGAGGAAAACTTATTGTTACTTTAATTCGATCAACATTTGAATTTGTAATTTGTCTTGTTACTGGTGAAGAAGCTGTTACTGTTACTCCAACAGGAGTTATTGAAGAAGAACTTTCAATACCATCAACTTTTGTTTGATTTGCAGTGCCAAAACGCGGAGTAAAAGTTACATTTTGAAAATTAAAATCTGTATCTGCTGGATTTGATGAATCTGCAGATGCCTGTAAAACAGGCGTATCATTAAGAAATACGTCTTTTAAATACGCATTTATATACGCTGTAGATGTTTTATCTGTTATTCCTTCTTTCGAAGCAGTAGCACTTCCTTCAATTTCTCCTTCACTAATTAAATCAAGAAATGTTGCAAATTGCTTACTGTGAAGCGTATCAGGAGTTCTTGTAGGCTGTCTTGGTGTAGGTGGTGGTGGAGGTCCGCCTGAACCACGAATAATTTTTCTTTTATTAGTCATGCTTGAACTTGCTCCGTATCAATACCACCAGAAATCACAACAGAGCCTGTAAAAATTTCTCCATATACAATAGGTACTGGAGTTCCTGCTCGGCTAGTTTGTTGAGTACCTGAAAAACTAAAAGAAATTCTTGGATCACTTTCACTAGAAAATTCAGGCTGTTTAGGCATTGGAAATAACATTCCACTAACACCACTTAAAACCATACTTGCACCAATTAAACCTAAAGCAGCAGAACCATAAGCTCCTGCAGCATAAAGTCCAGTTGCACCCATCAAACCACCTCCTCCTGCTAATCCTGCTCCTGAACCTCCTGCAAATAATCCTGCACCCATTGGAGTAAAAGATAATCCAATTAAAGCTACACCTAAAAAAATTTTTCCAACGTTACCTCCAGATCCACTTATAACAGGTACAAAAGAAATATCAGATTTACCTATAGGATCATGTAATTCATTTTGTTCAATATCTTCATTATTTACAATAATTTTATAATATTTATCTGACATATATTTTTCTAAATGTGGGAAATTATTTATTAAAAAACTTACTGCTTCTGCTACATTATGAACTTTAATATTTTCAAATTCTTTATGGCCTACTTGATTTGCTAAGTCACCGTAAAGTTTGATTTTACGAAGCATAACGCAACCTCTTACCAGTACATTTTAAAAGCCACTCCGAATATGGCTCTTTACAAGATAGTCTATCTGCTAAATGATGTAAAACATCTCCATCTAAAAAAATAGCTACATGATTTAATCCAGGAGAACCTATAGACATAAATAAAAGATCACCATTAATTAATTTTTCATCTGATCTTAATTCCCTAAATCCAGTTCTCCAGGCACATTGTTCAAACATAGGATTTAATAAAAATTCTTCTGGTGTTGTTGGTCTTTGCCAGTCTTTTAGTTCTATGTTTTTTTCTTGTTTATACCAATCTCTAACTAACGAATAACAGTCTTGTAATCCCCATACCCATTGCCGACCTCTTAAAGGTGGTTTAAATCCACAAGGTTCGCAATATCCCCAAGTTTCAGTCTTAGGGTTTACTATATACCATTTTAAATTACTATGCTCACATGATACTCTATCGGCTTCAGAAGGCTCTGGAGGTGTTGTCGGGTGTGAATGTACTATACCTATTATTTCGCCTAAATTATCAGCTTTTACGTAATCTTCAGGATCTAATATAAAACATTGATTACTGTTCATTGATAAATTTCTACAGGGAAAATATTTTTCTTTCCCTTTTATATTTAATAAAACTCCTACTGATTCTTTAGGATCTTCTTTTTTTGCATGTAATAATGCTTTTTGTTTCCACATTAGCCTGTAACTAAACCAATACTAGGAAATTCTGCCCGAGTACATTGACGCTTTGGTGCTCGAACTCCTGCCATATCTATAGCAGCTGCAAGTTCAAATTGTACAACTGTTCTATTTTCTGCTGATTTTCTATCTATTACAAATATTTCTTGTTTATATTCTGCTGTACTATCAGGAGTTCCAAATGGATTTACATTACTAGGAAAATTAGCTGCATCAAGGAATTTAGCTTTAGTTCTTATTCTTACTACAGTTGCTCCAGTTAAATCATTTCCGGTAGTTACTCCATTTACTACAAGCAAAATAGCAGAAATAGTTCCTAAAGCATTACTAAAAGTTAATGTAGGTCTAGGAAGCTGACCTTTTCCATATTTAAAACCTTCTGCTTCTACTGGAAATTTAGTATATGTATTTCCTGCCCATATAATATCTCCATTTTCTTTTAAACTTGTTCCAGCATGAAATCTATAAGTAGTTGTAGCTCCATGCAAAGTATTATCTAAAGTTAAAGTAAATAATTCAATAATTGCAGATGGATTAGTGCTTTGTAATTCACTAACAATTTTATCTGTACTCATGGTTCAAAAACTTGTCTAAAAGTTGCTGAAATTGTAGCTCTATTATTATAGGGAATACTTTTTTTCCAGCCTTCGCAAACAAATTGTTTTGCACCTGACAAAGTAATAGATACATTTCCGCTATTAGTAGCGCTAGAAGCTGCAGTTACAGTAAAAACATTATCGCTAGTTATAGAAGCAACAGCAAAAGAACCATCAGTAGCAGAACCAGAAGTATAATCTATTGTTAAAACATCATTTAAAGCTACTCCATGATTAGTAATAGTAATAGTTACTGTAGTTCCAGATTGTGAATATGTACCAGTTTTAGATAAACCTTCTCCTGGCGGTGTAAAAGTAAAACTTGCCTGATCTCTTGCTCTACTTGTTAAAAAAGCATCTACAACATCTGCTTCAGTTTCAGATAATTCAAAATTTAAATTATATCTTTCCATTATTTGGTTACTAGCTAAACCAAAAAATATTCTCTGTTCAAATCCATCTGCAAATCTTACTGTTCTTACAGCAGGTTCTGTTGATTTAGAAAATCCTGTATATGTTGGTGTAATTGATGGAAAAGTTGCCATTTAAGTTGCTAATAAACCGCCTGGTCTTTTTTGTTTTATTAATTCAGATTGTATAGCACCAGCTAAAGCTACGCCAAGTTCTTTCCCTCTACTAGCATCTGATGTAGTTTCTGAACTTCCTGCATCTACAGCTACATTAATATTAATATTTCCACCCATGCCAAGCATACTATTTGGAGTAACAAATCCCCCTCTTGCAGGCGTAAATAATTCAGGACCTTTTTCTCCTACAAGTGAAGGTCTGCCTCCAGGAATAAAACCACCATTAGCTGCAACCATTATTGGTGAAGCTGGTAAGGTACCACCGCCACCGCCACCGCCACCAAATATTCCAAATCCAAAAACTTTTCCTAAAAGTGTATTTATGCCAAGTCTTAATAAAGAAGTTGCCAGATCATTAACAATTGATTTAGCTGCTTCACCTAAACTCTTAGTTCCTTGAATAGCACCAACTAATGCATCAGTAATACCTGTTGCAATATTATCTCCAATCTGTTTAAAAGCATCTTTCAACTTTTCCGCATCTTTTTGATTTTCTTTCATTTGCAAGCCTCGTTTTTTTAGTTCAAAATTTCCGTTCTGTAAAAGTATTAATTCCTGACCGCGAACAACTCCATGTTCTTCAATTATTTCAGCAATTGCCAATTCATGTTCTTTTTCTAATTTTTGTAATTCTGTAACCTCTGCATTAATTTCTAAATTCTTAGCTAAACTTTTATTCTGTTCTCTAAGTGCTTTAGCAGAAGATTGAACCTGTCTATCCATTTCTTCAAATCCAGCTTTAGTTAATCTATTTTGTAATTTTTCTAATTTTTTTTCTAATAGATCTATTTCATGTTGAGCCATATGTGTGCTGCCTACACCATGTAACATTTCAGCAAAAAAATCTGTTACAATATTTTTCTTTTCTAGACTTTCTGTTAATTTTGCAATTTTTTGTTCAGTTTCTTCTATCAAGGCTTTTGTTTGAGCAACAGTTCCTTCTTCTAAAACTCTATTAAACTCTTTCTGTGCATTAATAACTTTTAAGATTTCAGTAGCAAAAGCACCAAATGCAATAACAGCTAAACCTATACCAGTTTTTGCCAAAGCCATTTTAAAAGCAGTTAAAGCTACTGTCGCTTTAGTAATACCGCCTGCAGCTAAAAATGAACTAGCAGCCATACCTTTTAAACCAGTAGCAGCTAAAGCAGAAGAAGCAGCTGTTACTTGTGCCTGGACAATAAATGTAGATAAAGTTCCAACTACAGCAGGTATAGCAATTGATAATGCTTTTACTCCTGCTGCAATACCTACAAAAGCTAAAGTTACCTGTCCTGCTTCTGATTCTAAAAAGCTTGTTAATTCTGAAATTAATTTAGTTAATAGCTTAGTTGCATCTAAAACTACAGGCGCTAATAATCGACCTATAGCTATAGATAATGCTTCTGCTTCATTTCCAAGAACTTTAAATACCATTGTTGGATCATTTTTAATAAGTTCTTTAAGCATTCCTCCGCTTTCTTTAGCAATAAGTTGAAAAGCTTCTATCATCACATCTTTTGTTATTAATCCTTGTGCAGCCATTTTTCTTAATTCACCTGTTTCAACTCCCATTACTCGTGCTACAGCAGGTAATATTGTATTCATTTGCTCTGAAATACTATTAAATTCATCTCCTCTTAAAACACCAGAACCTAAAGCCTGAGTCAGCTGAATCATTGCATTTCTCTGTTCGTCCATAGACGCACCAGAGGTAATAGCTGCTGTATTAAAACCTATTAGTATTGTTGAAATATCTTCAAAGCCAACTCCTAAAGGACCTAATCTTGCTGTTAATTGGGTTACTGCTTCTAAAGATTCTGAAGTGCTTAAACCAAATTTCTGCTGTGCTTCTCTAGCTAGATCTAAACTTGCTTCAAAAGTACCGTTTTCTTTAGTAAGAAGTTTTAAACGCTGATTTAGTTTTTCAAAATTAGCAGCAGCAAATATTGTTTGTTTAGCTAAAAAACCTATTCCTACTCCTGCTATAGCTGTTCTTAATCCACCAAAAGCATTTTGCAATTGGTTTGTTTGTCTTTGTACTCCTTGTAATGCTCTTGTGGCTCCAGAAGCATCTACTCTTAGTCTTACAATACTTTCTGCCACAATTTAAAAACTATTTATTCTATTTTACCTTTTTCTTGCTTTTTGGCGATCATATTCTTTTTTTTCGTTTTCTCTTTTATTTTCATAGTAAGCAGCCCAATATATTAGTTCTTCTTCAGATATAGAACTTCTAAGTTCATTTATTGTTTTTCCTAATTCAGTAGCGAGAAAAAACTCAAAATTTAACCAGTTGTCTCGCTTAATTCGTTTTTTGCTTGATCTATATTTAATTTAATATCAAACATAAAAAGCTCTAAATCATTTAAAACTTTTTCAGGTAGTTCTCTTTGTAAATTTGGTGCATCAGCTGTATGAAAAGCTCTAGTTCCATCTTCTAATTCTGCTTTTTCACAAAGTAATTGAGTAGTTATTTTTAAACCTGTGGGATCATCTGTTGCTGTCTGTTGGGCTCTAATTCTATCTTCTCTTGTTAAAGGTTTAAAGTATAAATCTAAAATTTTTTCACCGTTTGAATTTTTAAATTCAAATTTTCTTCTATTAGTCATTTGATCGCTATACGATTCCGTAAGCAAATCAATAGTTCTTTTTGTTGCCATAAAAATTTAGGGTTGGTTCTTTAAACTTACCTAAATTGCTGAAGTAATGGTACCGTTTGTTTCAAATGTAATATTTATAACTTGAATTTCTCCAAGTGTTGCACCATATTCTGCATTAGTAATAATTCCAGCAAAACTTATTTTTTTAGCTGATGTATCTCTATCAGGAAATAACTCAAATAAAGCATCTCCACTATCGCCTGTAGTTAAAATATCATCAATAAAAGTTGTATAACCTGCGCCTGTTTCACTAGGATTATATAAAAGTTCTGCAGTTCCAGAACCATCAATTAAACCACCTACACGAGATTTAAATGTATCTCCTTGTTTTGTAGTTTCCATTGTATCTTTAGTAATAGATAAAGACCAAGCTCTAGTTTGTCCTACGTCGGCTTCTGTGCCTCCCGCATTTTCAAACATAATTTTACCTACATCACCCTTGATAGCAGACATAACAAAAAAAAGAATTATTTATATAAGATTAACCTTTTTCAGGTTTTTTTGCATCTTTTTTAGAATTTTTTGAATTTTCCATATATCGCCTGCATCTTGCGTCCCAATAATTAGGATTTCTATTTCCTTTTACTGCTTCAATAGCATCAAGCATTTCTTCTGTAAATTCAATAGTCATAATTAAAATTCTTCAAATGTTTCAAAAGTAATTCTCAATTGTGTTTGAAATTTACCTTCAGGACTTGATTGTAAAATTTCAGGTCCAATAGGTGAATCAAAAATTACATTAGAAACTGTGACTCTATTGTATAAGTCTCTTAATCTTTTGCCAATTGTAAAATTAGCTCCAGCTCCTATTCCTTCTTCTGTAAATATATCTAAAGTTAGCAATCCGTTTATAAAATTATTAGCACTAGAAGAATCGCCCATAGAAATATTTTCTTGAGTTCCAAAACTTACTTCACAAGTTACAAAAGTATCTTCAGTTGTAGAATCAAAAGCCATATTACTAAAAACTACTGGTATAGCAGGACTTGAAGCTAATTCAGTTGCTAATCTAGCTTCAATAGTTGATCTAACTGTGTTTAAATCTGTAGCAGCCATTTAACTTTTTCTTAGTATTTTTGCATATTGTCTAGCAACATAAGTATTTAATTCTTTTCCTATAAGTTCTGGATAACCTTTAACTGTTCTTTGTCTAGTTCTATAAACTCCTTTCCAACTAGGCGGTAAATTAACTCCATAGCAAACAGGTTCTGCATAAGGTAAATTATTTATTATTGTTCCATTAAATGGTTTAATTTGAGTTTGCCAGGCATTTCTTAAATCTCCTCCTCCCTTAGGTTCTCCTTCATAAACAATTCTAACTGGTGTAGCTTTTTTAACTCTTCGAGTCCATTCTAAAGTAGTTGCTTTTACTAAATCTACAACTGCTTCTCTCATAACATCATCTATTTGATCTAGTCTAATTCTTCTTGTCATGCTTACTTCAGAATAAGATCAAAACTAATAGCTGTATTATTTTGTTCATTTTGAATTACCTGGACTATTTTAAATTCAACATTACTTATTAAAACTCTATCTTTTGTAGTTGGTACAAAACTTAAATCGCCTGCAGATATAGTAAGCCTTTTATCTTGAGATTCTATTAAATTATTTACTTCGTTTCTTGTAACATTACTTAAAACTCCTTTTATAGTTGTATCAGAAGTAGATTCAGTAATAGCTCCTGTAGTTGTATTATATGAACCCGCTGTAACTTGTCTTATAGTTACATCTCCTCCAAGCTTTTTTAATGCTTTAGAAGCTGCTTTTTTTAGAGCAGAAGCAATACTCATAATGAATATGCAATAACAGTTCCGCTATCTAATTTAACGCTTGTAATTACTCCGCAAATTTCTGCAGTTGATTTAAATTGTAAACTTGTTAAATCACCAGTAATATTTTCAGCTACTAAAGTATTTATTACTGAATCCTGTATAGCAACAATTTTACCAAATCTTCCTGTATGTGCTGCAGTGTCATTGATAATTTTTGCTGCTGGATAATCGTAACCGTAACCCATCATTAAGACCTCCGAATTGAAATGTTGCCTGGTCCACTTATTCTAATGCCTGATAGATAACGTTCGACAAGTGGTGGTATTCGATCAGCTCCAACTGCACCATAAAAGTTAGGTGTCACGTTCAAACTACCGATTGAAACATTAGAAAAATCTTCTAATCCACTTAATCCTAAACCATCTCTATTATTATTCAAGTAAACAGCAAGAACTGCCTGGGCATTTTTAACTCTTGTAGGAATTTCTGTATCAGAATAATAATCAGCAACTAATCTATTAGGAAAAGATAAACCATATAAATTTGTGTAAGTATCAGGTTTTCTAACTCCGCTTCTAGGCCATTGTAAAGCTTGAGTATCTGCTACTCTTGCACCTAAAAAACGTTCTCTATCAATTCTTTGTGTAGCTGTAAATAAAGCTCTATTTTTATTATCTGTAGTTGAATTATCCCACGCTGTAACATCATCATCAAGAACTAAGCCCTCGATAATAGCATTTGCATCTGAAAGAGTAAGATAGCTATTTGCTGACGCGCTTCCTACTGTTGCTGTTATTGTTATTGCCATTTAAATTTTTGTTTTTAGGCTTAATTTCTAAATTTTGCGGTTTTATAGAAGAAACAGAAGCTGCTTTTTCAGCAGCCTCATTTTGTTTCCTCATACGCCTAAATGCGTAAATTGCCATTAGCTAGAAGCACCTTTAAGTGCTACGAAATTAATAACAATAGCTTCACTGAGGTTTCCTGCAGAAACATTAGAAACTGTTACTGCGAAAGAACCTGAAGCAATAGCATTAGCATTTACAAGATATGAACCTGCAGTACCAGCAGAACCATGACAAGCTACAACAACATCTGTTGCTGCAATCTTGCTATTAGTAACTGTAAAAGATACTTCTGTGCCAGCATCTAGCTGAGCATTGTTCATAGTAATCTGACCAGACTCTGTATTAAGAGTAACTCCAGTAGATTTGTTTGTAGCCTGAGTAACAGTACCTCCAGAGGTAGGTCCGACTAGGCTTCCAGCTGTAACTTCAAATAAAGAAGGCATAATAAATTACTCCTTAATCTTGGTTTGAAACGATAGTTGCTCTCACAATACCGATATTTTTTGTTTCATACACTTTCGACCAAGATGCTACTGTTTCCAATACAGTTCTGTTTGGATTCACAGTAGATACAGCGTATTTAATACCAACTGGGTGATAGATATAGTGGAGGTCCACAGCCATTGCTTCTTCTAAAGCAAGAATATCTCTATCTGTTTGAGTTCTAATTGGTGCCTGCTCGCCTGTCACGATAGCTCCTTGAGTAAAGAAAAACGCTGAATACTCAGTACTGGAACCAGATCCTGTAGTAGGAATATCGTCCGAAACAATTACCCTGAGCCCCATGAAGGTCGGGATTGAAGTTGTTCCAGGAAACGCATTAGCAGTACTACCTGAAGCAGCTGCTGTATCAGGAGCACCTGTATTATCATAAATTCTATCTATCGCATTGCGTTCTACCAAGTCATAGTAGCAATTTGAGTGGATAGCAATTGCTGAAAGTTTTTCTCCTTGATCTCCTAGAAGTGCTTTAGCTTTTGCAACGTGGCGTGGGCTTAAAACTGTTGGAGTATCACCTGATTCAGAATCGATAGTTAAAGCAAATAATGCTGAATTACTATCGTTTGCATTAATAGAACCAAATGCACCAGTTAAACAAGAATATAAATCTTTCTGTTTCTGGTTATTTACATAAGCAGCCATTTTTTGTGCAATAGCAGCCATTGGGTCAGGTCCGCCACCTGCTGCAAGTGCAGCTAAATCACGTGAACTGAATGCTCTCCCTCTGTGGAGCACTGCTGCCACTTGGGAATCTGCTGTAATTTTGCCTGGAGTTAATGAAGTTGAATCTGTTAGAACTTCAAAATCGCCTGATAAATTTGCCTTGTAAAATGGGATTTTCACGAAATCGCCCCCGGCAGTGGAGGATAGATTTAATTCAGCCAAAGGTGTCACAACCCCACTTTGAAGAAAAGAATCTCTCGCAGTAGTCTCTTCAATTAAGTAGGGAGTAAAAACCTCTGGAATGATTAAATCACTTCTTAATGTAGCCATTAAAAAATGTTAATTAGTTTTTACTTTTCGGTGACAACACCTAGCTCATACAAACAAGTTAACTTTATATTAACCGTTAACTGCATTTTTTAACATATTAAATTTATTTATATCTGTTCTATATAGTCTACTCTGTTCAGTTAAATTAAAAGTTTCAGGGGCAAAAGGATTTTTTTCTCCAGAAACAAATTCAGTAGTATTTGTACTTTTAGCTGAAGGTGCACCACCGCCTTGAGGTTTTGGGTGTTTTTGAATCCAGCTTGGTAAATTTAAAGCCCACTCTTTTAATGGTGTTCTATTATATCCATCAACAATAACAACAGTTCCATCTGCTTCTCTTGTTAATTGTTCTTTATTAATTTGTGAAAGTGCATACTGAGGATCATGTACTACATCTGCTAAAGCAGTTATAGCAGGCGTTTCAACTTCTAATTCTCTCTGCCTTTTTTCGTATTTTTCTATTTTTTCTTTATATGCTGCTTCTGCATCTCTAAATTGTTGAGCCTGTTTAGCTACAGCTTCATCATATCTACCTTTAGCTTCCAGTTCTTCCTGTTCTTTTTTTTGTTTATAAGCTATCAAAGCATTTACATCAACATCTGGAGGAATAGCTTTTCCTGCTTCTTTAGCTTTTATATTCTGATCTAATAATTTTGCATTATTAGCTTTTAATTTCTGTAATTCTTCCTGTAAAGCTGCAAATTGTTCAGGTGAAGGATTTGGTTTTTGTAGTTCTTCGGTCATAAAAAAACTTATTAATTATTAATAATATACCTAAAATTTACCATTTGACCTTATGAGACCAGTATAAAGCAGAAAATATACCAGGATTCGGGTTCTGTGCATTATGTCTAGCATAGTAAGATTTTCTTCTATCTTTATCTTTTTTTGTTGTTGGATTTTTACCAGCTCCAGTAACTCCTTGCTGTCCAAATCTTATTAATTTAGTTTCTGAACCTTTTTTAGCTAGTACTACATGAGAACTTCGAGGGTGATTCGGAGTTTTTTTTGCTTTATTAACAGCAGTTAAACCATATTTTTTTAATTTACGTTGAATTTTTTCTTTTTCAGTCATTTTCCTTTTTTCCTCATAGCCATATTATGTGCTTCTGTAAAGCTAACACCTTCGCGCATTTTACGCTTCATATATTCCATGTGTTTTTTCGAATGTCCATGTGTTTTTTGATGTTTTTCTAAAACATTTTTCTGTCTAGTAGTTAATTTCATTTTTTCTTAGGTGATTTTTTTCGAGCATTATGTATATCTATATCAGCTTTTCTAGCACCTCCACCCGAAATAAAACTATTTACTCTACCCATAGACCAGGCACCAACCGTGACATTTCTAGAACCAGAACTCATATAAGCAGCAGTTCCTCTCTTATAAACTTTGCGCAAATCTCCAACAGTATAGATAGATTTTTTAGCTTTAGCACTAAGCGTTGCAGTTAGTGTATCAGCGCTTTTTTTTCTTTTTGTTTTTGGCATTTTGTGAAGCTCTGAATTTAGAAATTGCTTTTAAATCTATTTTTTCTCCGCGTTTATAAGCAGCTGCTGTGCGTTTTATTTCTGCTGCTTTTGCAGATTTATTTTTAGCGCCTGCAAGATATTTTTTAGGTAAACCTGTTTTTTTATCTTTAGGCACGCGCCTCATTTTTCTAGTCACTTTTAGATTTTTTAGATTTTTTTGTTGCTTTAGGCTTTACTTCGCAGTTTTCAGCTTTAGGCTTGGATTCACCTTGAACTTTAAATATATAACCCATTATTTCTTACCTCCTTTCTTTTTTTTCTTTTTGCCCTTAGGCTTCATTGAACCATAGTGAGAAGGCATAACAAATTAAGTAGCTGTTTTAATCTTACCTTTTTTTACGTTTTTTAGCAGTTTTCTTTTTACCTGCTTTAGATAATGCGATTGCTATAGCCTGTTTTTCAGTTTTTCCCTCTTTTTTAAGCAATCTTATATTAGCTGAAATAGATTTTTGAGATTTACCGCGTTTTAATGGCATTTTTTTCAGGTATATCTTCTATTATATTCTTCTATTTCGCTATCACTAAAATCTCTAATTAATAAATTTTCTATTTTACTTATTTCATAATTAAATTTAACTACTGCTGTTTTTATATGTTCTTTAACCCATCTACCCTCTTCAAATACTACCTGCGCTTTGCCATTTTCTTTAATAAAAACATAGTGATCTTGTCCTTTTAGCTGAATATCTAAAAAGTTTTTTTCTAAATTTTTGCGTCTTATATCTTTTAATCTTTTAAGTTTTACAGAAGAATGTACTTTTTTAGTCATTTTAGCTCTAGTGAAATATCAATCCAGCAAGGTTGCGGTTTTACTCCTGGAATCTGTTTATAAAAAGGATTAGTTATATATTCATAGGTTTTTTCACCATCATAAAAAATTCTACCAATATAAGGATTTTCTGGAAATTTAGTTTTTTTCATAAATCTAAATATCTACGTTAATTTTATTCCCTAATTCATTCATAATTACTTTTATATCATCTTTATTAAGATTCCTAAAAACTTCATATTTAAGAACTCTTTTATCTTTAAACATTTTATGTAGCTTTCTTTCTAGTGTTTTAAATTTACTAGTAATAGGACTAACAGCTAAAACTTTATCAGGTTGTTGTTCTTTAATTCTAATTTTTATTCTTGCAGCTGTAGCTCTACCAATCTTCCAGTAACCTTGACTTTCAACAAAATAAACATGACCTAATTCTTTAGATTTTTTAGGTGCTTTATAGTTTTCTGGAGGTGTCCAGGCATTTTCCCAACCTTCGTCAATTGCTTCTTCATTCCAAACTTCTTTACCTCTAACATATTTAACAAAGCCTTTTCTTATAAGCCATAACATAGCTTCAAAGTCGCTTGACATTTCATATTGTCTTACTCCATTTATAAATATGTCAGTTTCTTTAAAACAAATTCCATATTTTTCATGTATTGTTTTTTCGTCCATACCAAAAAACTTTACATGTTCTGGTCTAGTATCTTCTTCATATTCGCCTGTCCAAGTACGAATAGTACCATCACCAGTTGTAGTAACGGTACATTCATTATTATTATTAAAAGTTAATTTTGGATAGCCAGAATTAAGCATTTGAATTAAATTTAGTTTTTAAGTATTCAATTTCAATAGCTTTTTTATCTCGTAAATAATCTTCATTAGTCATAGTTGACTCTTTTAAATAGCGATCATTTAGTTGAGACATTGCCATGTCATATTCTTGTTCAGTCATAGTAAATAGTTTTGTGTTTTATAGATAAGATCAATTATTCCTTCTAATTCAGGATTACTTTTTTCTAATTTATCTAAAAGTTGGTCTATTTCATTGATTAGTTCAATACAATACTTATCCATTGTTTTTTTTAAAAGAGCCTGTTTTTTTTCTATAAGAGAAACAGCTATTAAAAAAAATTGATTTTCATTTAGTTTCATTGTTTTTTACTACAACTAGGACATTGAGGATTTATTATTTCGCCTTTAATCATTGAAGTTAAAAACAAAATAGCAACTATTGATGGAGGTTGTTCTTTACTGAACATAATCGTAGTTTTATTAGGTTCTGGAAAAGTAATACCTTCGTTTAGAACACAAACAGAATGATCTGCATTTTCACAATCTTTAACCTGTGAAAATATATAACCATCTTCTCCATTGCTCATAGTTACAGGAGTAGGAAAAAAATCCATAAAGTTCCAACCCATTTCTTCAACACCCATTTCTAGATGTTGAATAAATTCAGTTGTGTTTTTTTGCGGGTTAAATTTAGACATTAGAAGGGAATCTCCTCAGTAGTAGTTTCTATTCTTCTAGGGTTTATAGTTCCAAAACATGAATCTTCATCTTCTTCAAATTTATTTTTTCTACCGTTTCCATTAAGATAAATTCCTAAAACTTCTTCATTTTCACCTGTTCTCATATCATAAACTTTACCTGTTTTCTGAAAATCTATATCAGCAGCTGCAGCTTTAATATGAGCACAAAATTCATCAACAGAAGTTAATGGAATAAACAAACGCATTTGCTTAGGATATTTTTCTCTAGTATTTTCATATTTATTGTCTCTAACTGAAAAATTAACAGGTAGAGAAAGCGCTGGATCAAATTTTTTTTCGAAAGCCATGATTTTAAAAAGAATGAATTGGTGTGATGTTGTGAGCTTCTTCCCAAGCTAGAACTTGGTGCAGTTCATATCGAACTCTTGAATGACCTAAAGCCACTCGGTTTTGAGGTAATGTATACCAGGTCGGACCTGTTTGTTTACCTGCTTTAGTTTTATCTCGCCAACTTTTAATAGTTGCAGGTTTTAAAGCATATCTATAAGCAAGATCTTTAGTTGTTAAATACTGTTTTTCCATTAGCTATTCATTGCTTCAGTAAGATTTACGATTTTAGTTTCTAATAAATCAAGTAATTTAACGTGTTCTTCAACAGTTATTTTGCCTTCATTTAATCTATCGTTAAAAGAATCAGTATAAGAATCAAGTTTTTTAAGATCATTGCATTTTTCAATAGCATCTTTAGCTAAAGCAAAAGTAGGTGATTTTTGACTAACAGATTTATTAGATTGTTTTTTCTTAGGTTTTTCTTCTTCAATTTCCATGTTATTGTCCATATCAGTTTCTAAACCAAGAATTAATTTAATACTGTATCTTCTTTGATAGGTAACAGCACCACCCCAAACATGAGCTTCGTTTTTCTTTTGTAAATCACGAGGTGGAAGAAATAAAGGTAATTCACTTACTTCTTCATGGCCACCAATATGCACTAATTTTGTTTTTATTAGGGTTTGACTTGTTGGCGTGTAACCAAAAAGTTGAGATAAATGAAAACCATTTTTATGTAAAACAGGTTGTATTAAAGAAAGCATTTGTTCTAAAGGTAAATAATCATAGCCAAATTTACCGTTATCAACATGCTTAGATTTTACTAAAGAAGGAAATTCACTTTGTGCTTTTTGTAAAGCAAAAATAAAACGAATTTTAGGAGACTGTGTCTCTATTTTTGGATTAGTTTCAGTCATTTTTTAAATGCCCAATAAGGTATGCTAATAGTTTTAATTCCTTCTTCTTTAGTGTTATAAGAAGGCCAGTTATTAGTTTCTACATATTTAGATATTCTTTTTAAAGATTCTTTCTGTAAACGTAAACCTTCTTCTATAGATTCAGAATCAAGTTCATAAACTCCAATATTGAAAGGATAAACCTTTTCAACAGCTACAAATACAAATTTAGTGCAGCCTAAAACATTAGTACCTTCTAAATAATGTGCAGCTTGAAGATGATATAAAAAATTTCCAATAGATTTAGAAAAAACATCTTCATGTGCTCCACCTTCTGCAGTAGTTTTTAGATCAATAACTGTATCGCCATTAATCCAATCAGCTCTGCATTTTAGAGATAAATCTGTTTCTTCATGGTCCCACCAAAAACTTTGCTCTGGTTTTCCTTTAGAAAATAATTCAGAAGCTATAGGGTGATTAGCAACTGCATCTTGTATATCATTAGCTAATATTCTTTCTTCAAAAGAAATAGCTTCTATACCTTTTTTTTCTAATTCCAGAATTTTTTCTTTACCTTCTTTAGTTCTTTTATTTTCAATAACTTGATAAAAAGAAGTAAATTCAGCTGGTTCTAAAACTGCTTTATGAATCATTCGACCTATTTTTAAAGCAGGTGTATCTGGTTTTTTTCTAGTATTAGGATTAAATTTATAATCCCATAAAGTAAAACCATTAGTTTTAGTTTCTAGTTTTAGATCAGATGCTGAATAACTAGATTCTGATCGATAATCAGATTCTTCTACAAAATCTGTTTTTAATAAAGCATTAGTCATGCATAAACCTCAATTTTTTTTGTTTTTAAACCTTGAACATAAACTTTAGTAAGTTCATCACAAGGAAAATCTAAACTAAATAGTTTTCTATAAATAGAAAGTAATTCAATAAGTGCCTTATGTGATAGTTCATCTAAAGCAACCCATTCTTCTATAACAGAATCATCTAAAGTATCAGGTGTACCATCTACTAAAGTAGGAACTGCCATTAAAAAATTATTACTAAGATAAAAATAAAAATCCATAAGTTCAGGACATTCGCCTTTTAAAGCTTTAACAGTTTTCATTTTGCTAAAGCCTGACAGGCGCGTTCTATTCCACTATTACAGTGAATTTGAGTACTCTTATGTAAAGAGTCAGAAAAAGCAGTGTAGCTAATAAAGCCCACTGCTAAATAAAGAAATAGATTTTTCATTAAACTAAAGAATTTAGATTTACAGGATCAAAAGACCAATCTCTTTCAACTGGTAATTTAAGTGGACCTCGTAAGGCTTTTATTTCATCAAGCATGAAATAGCCAAACTCTTTAGCTAAACCGTCAACTAATCCCCAACACATACCATTTTCAGGATTGTATTCGGCGACGTACCAAGTAAAGTTAGCATCTGGTGTAAACCATTTAACAATAGCTTGGGGCTCCTCTTTGGTTTTCTGTGAATGACCGAGAGGGGGTAACTTCTTTAGAAGTTCTTTAGTTAATAATTTCATACGGGTGAAATAACTATATTTATATTGCCATAACTTTAAATAACTGTAAACAGCTATGCGTGACAGTATGCAAAACTGCACGTTTTAGGGTTATTTATAGCGATTAGACACTATATAATATGTATATAACCCGCAAGTTATTCAAATGAAAAAAACTGAAATTGTTTTCGCAGGCTTCACTAAAAAAGAATTAGATGATGCTTTTGATAAAGTTCCTTTTCCAACAGGAGATTGGAAAGATCCTATTTTTTGTAGAATCAAAAAAGAAGATTTAAATGCTGTTAACGCTGCTATTTTTTATTTTACTGGTAGTGAAGCAGACATTTGGAAAGATGAAAAAGATGATTGGGAAGATATGTATTTTGTTAAAGCAGAAGGTTACTATAACGCAATGGTGGAGGTTTAATAATGAAAAAAATTCTTTATCAAACAATTGAAGATGATCTAGGACTTATTTATGCAGATCCTGAAAATCATAGAAAAGGTTTAGGTGGAATAATAGCTGATTTTACTATTGTAGATGCACCAGATGATCTTAAAAGTGAAATAGGCTGTTATAACACTTTTCCTTTAAATCAAATGAAAATTATTAAAAATTAAAAAATGAAAAAATTTAAAGTTGTTAAAGACAAAGATTCTTTTGCCATCTATAAATGTTGGTTATGGCAGATAATAGATGAAAATGGAATTTGGGTTGGAAGCTATTTCAAAGAAATTCCTCCATATTTTTCTACTAAAGAAAAGGCATTAGTTGCTTTAAAAAAACTTATCAAAAACTAAAAATCTGTTAAATTGAGACTAGTCGAACCCTTTCGAGGATAAAATACTCTGTTCATCTGCAAAGTGGTCATAACAGAGAAAAGACTACTCAATGCGGGTTGGAAGTCTGTTTGACTAATTAATACTTAAAATTAATATTTGTGCTCCTGGTTCTTCAAATTCATTGATGAACCTTTTTTTTGCATTTAATTGTATAACGGTGGCATCATCTGAAATAGCTGTCATGGTTAAAGAATCAAAACATGCTCTTACTAATTTATCTAAGTCACCTCTATTCTTAGTAATTACATGCTTAGGTGCATCTTTTTTTAGTTCACCACTAGCTAAATAATGATATTTAGGCCTTGATAAACGAAAACAAATGTGGACTTCACAAGGTCCAGTTATCATTTCTTTATTAGCTTTTTTGATTTCTTTTTTAATTAAAACCCGCCATGACTTCAATCTTTTACAACTTTCAATCATTCTTCCCTTTCCCAAGTAGACTTTACTTCCCTGTGGAGCTGGATCTAACCCTTTGACATCTATATAAATTTTTTGAACCATGAGTTTTATACCTGAAAAAACACCTTTTGTTAGTTTACCAACTGCTTTAAAAGGTAGAATAGACCCTTATGAATTAGCTGTACTTTGGGTTTTACAGAGTTACTATCCAAATATTTGGCCTTCTTATGCAACCATAGCGAAAGATGCAAAGATAGGTCGAAACAAAGTAGTTAAAGTAATTAAATCATTATGTGAAAATGGTTGGCTAGAAAAAATTGGTAGAGTTGATGATTCTGGACAGGCAACAAATGCTTATCGAGTTACAGTTTGGCATGAATTAAAAGTAGCTCCGCCTTCCAGTGAGTCTCTTAGAAATACCACTACCCACCCAGAACTTCAAAATCCTAGTAAACAACCGCAGTCTTTCTCAGATACTAGTATTTCTCAGATACCAGACCAGTCTTCCTCAGATACTGGGGGTGGTATCTCAGAGATACACGAACTAAAACAAATAAAACTAAAACAAATAACTAAAACAAATAATATATATACTGATGAATTTAATGATTTTTGGAATCAATACCAGAAAATTAAAAAAAGAGCTAGTGGTCAATCTAAAAAATTAACTTATCAGCACTATAAAAAACTTTCTAAAAAAATACAAAGCCAGTTAAAGCAAGCTTTATTAAGAGCTATAGCAGATCAAAACAAAATTGAAAAAGATGGTGGTTTTGTTACCTGTTTTCCAAATGCGTTTAAATGGTTACGTGATGGTTATTATGAAGCATTTCTTTATGTACAACCGAAAAAAAACAAGATACAATTAGAGTCCAGGAATAATATTCCATTCTAAAACCCGCACTATGACTTTTTTTAAAAGATCTTCTATAGATCGAGATATTACTTTTAGAGTTCCAGATTACAATTGTTTTGCTTGTAATGATACTGGAATTGTTCATAATTCAGATGGTTATTTATCAAATGAACTGCCTGGATATAATCAAAATTATGATTTAGCTATTATTTGTTGGTGTAAAGCTGCTTTTCCTCAGAGAAATGATGATGGATCTATAGCAAAATCTGGATTTAGAGATGATTCTTCTAATATCTGTAACAATGTTGGCGTAGATATACCAAAAGATAAAACTAGATTAATACATACTTTAAGAAAAGATTCTTGGGAATCTAGTTGTAAAGAATTAAATAGAATTAGACAAGAAAATATGAAAGGAAATAAAACAGAACTTCCTAGTTATATACTTAAAGTTAAACAACAATTAACTAATACTAAAAGCATTTTAAATGACATCAGAAAGACAGAAACCAGTAATTAATTCTTTAAAAAAATTATTACTAAAAGCAGAAGTTACTGCAGCTGCTATCAGAGACAATGCTATTGAAGAAAGTATGCCAATTGATAAAGAATTGATATTATCAGTTCATAACCTATTAAAGTCAATTGACAAATCTTTAGATTATGCAGGAAAAATCGGAAAATTTGATCTCAATACAAGATCTAAACAAAGACCCAAAAAACGCACGATTAAGAACAGATCGGTCTGCTAAATTAATTTCTGAATCTTTAGAAAAATTTGGTACTGGGCGTTCTATTGTAATTGATGAAAATAATACGATTATTGCAGGTAATGGTACTATTGAAGGTGCTAAAGCTGCTGGTTTAAAAAAAATTAAAGTAATAGAAACTTCTGGAGATGAAATTATTGCAGTTAAAAGAACTAATCTTACTGAAGATCAGAAAGTTGGTTTAGCTATTGCTGATAATAGATCTTCTGATTTATCAGATTGGGATAGGTCGGTTTTAGAAGAATTAACTATGGATTATGATTTAAAACCGTTTTTTGAAGAAGAAGATTTAGAAGAATTATTAGGTTCTGGTGAAATAAAAGATTTTGAAGGCTCTCGAGAACAGCTAGAGGAAGATTTTCAGAAGTTTGATTGTACTTGCCCTCGCTGTGGCTTTGAATTTAATAATAAAAAATGAATAAAAAAACTGGTGCCTGGTATCTTTCAGAATTAAAAGATATTAAAAAAAATAATTTAAATGTTTTTAGTTGTTTTCACTGCGGTGGCGGTTCAACTATGGGATACAAACTTGCAGGATTTAATGTTTTAGGCGGTGTAGAAATAGATGAAGAAATGATGAATATTTATAGAGCTAACCATAAGCCTAAATTTAGCTATCAAATGGGAGTCCAGGAGTTTAATAAAATAGAAAATATACCAGAAGAATTAAAAAATTTAGATATTTTAGATGGTTCCCCGCCTTGTTCTACTTTTAGCATGGCAGGCAAGCGTGAAAAAAAATGGGGAAAAGAATTTAAATTTAGAGAAGGTCAGAAATATCAAAGGTTAGATGATTTATTTTTTCATTTTATTCAAACTGCTAAACTACTTCAGCCGAAAATTGTAGTAGCAGAAAATGTTAAAGGTCTTATAGCTGGTAATGCTCGAGGTTATGTAAAAGAAATATTTAATGATTTAAAAAAAGCTGGATATGAAACGCAGTTATTTTTATTTAATTCTGCTGCTATGGGCGTTCCGCAGAAAAGAGAAAGAACTTTTTTTATTGCTAGAAGATTAGATTTAAATTTAAAAGCTTTTAAACCTGCATTTAAAGAAAGACCTATTTCTTGTAAAACTGCTTTCGAAGGAATAACTTCAGAATCATTTGTAAAACCAATAGGTCCTGCAGCTAGAGCTTTGTGGCATAAAGTAAAGCCTGGACAAAGTTTATCTAAAGCACATAGTAAAGGTTATTTTTTTAATTATGGTATGTTAAACCCTAATCAGCCTTCGCCAACTATTCTTGCAAATTCAGGAATGACTCATTGGCAATCACCGCGTACTTTAAGTGCAGAAGAAAATAAGAGATTACAGACTTTTCCAGAAGATTTTAACTTTTTAAAGTCTGACCCAAGATATGTTATGGGTATGTCAGTTCCCCCTTTTATGACTCAGCGTGTAGCATTAGAAATATATAATCACTGGTTCAAAACAGAAAATATTTAAATGGCAGCTTCTGAATCAAGCAAAATCGAGATAGATCTTAGAGTACAAAAGCTTTCTCGGATAATAGCAACAGGTGGTAGAAGGTCAGATTGTTTAAGGTATGCTAGAGAAAACTGGGGGGTGTCAGAAGCTACAGTTGATAATTATTTAAAAAAAGCTAGAGAAGATATTAAAAAAGATTGGGATATTGAAAGACCTCAAATGATTGCTGATTTATTAGCTCAATGTTCTACTTTACAAATGGAAGCTAGACGCGCAGGCCAGTTTCATATTGCTCTTGGTGCTATAAATACTGCTGCAAAATTAGCTGATCTTTGCTCGTGAGTTTTCTAGATTCTGTTAAACAAGGTCATGTATTAAGCGGAAATGGTATGTATGAACTGCCTTCTGCAGAAGAAGTAGTAACTAAGATAAAAAAAAATTTATTACCGCATCAAGAAAAATTCTGTGATGATACTGAACATAGAAAATTAGCTTTAGTTTGTGGATTCGGTGCAGGTAAAACTTATGCTCTGGTATCTAAATCTTTTATGCTTGCAGCTATGAATGTTGGTCATATATCAGCTGTTTTTGAACCTACTTCTCCTATGCTCCGTGATATTTTAATGCGGACTATGAATGATTTATTAGAAGAATGGGAAATACCATATACATTTAGAGCTAGTCCACTTCCAGAATATGTTTTATCGTTTCAGGAAGGAACCCATACAATTTTACTTAGAACAATTCTTACTTATCAGCGTTTACGCGGTCAAAACCTTTGCGCTGTAGGCTTTGATGAAGCAGATACTGTAAATAAACGAGATGCAGAACAGGCTATGAATATGGCTTTAGCAAGATTAAGATCAGGTAATGTCCAGCAATTTTATGCTACTACTACTCCAGAAGGTCATTCCTGGGCGTTTGAAACTTTTGAAAAAAATGCTAAAGAAGATACTAGATTAATAAAAGCAAAAACTAGCGATAATCCATATTTACCAGAAGGTTTTATTGATTCTTTATTAGAAAACTATCCGCCCCAGTTAATCCAGGCATATCTAAATGGAAACTTTACTAACTTAACTACTGGTGCTGTTTATTCAAGATTTGATCGGACTAAACATATAATAAATAAATTACACTTTGACCCAATACATGAAATTTTAAAAGTAGGTATAGATTTTAATGTTATGAATTGTAACTGCGTAATAGGAGTGCAGGAAGGAGAAAAATTATATATTATTGATGAAATTTCAAAACAAAAAGATACTGATGCTCTAGCGCAGGAATTGCGTAGGCGTTATCCTTCAAACAAAATATTAATTTATCCTGATGCTTCTGGCTCCGCAAGATCAACAATCAACGCTTCAAAGACAGATATTGCAATTCTTGAAAGTTATGGATTTACAAGCATGGCGCTCAGAAGTAATCCGCCCATTAAAGACAGAGTGGCCACAGTACAGGCTATGTTGGAAAACTCCAAAGGACGGGTGCGAATGGAGATTCATGCCAGTTGCAGACGCTTAATTGAATGTTTAGAACTTCAAAGTTATGATGAAAGAACAGGTGATCCTGATAAACAAAATGGATATGATCACATGAATGATGCTTTAGGTTATCTTATTTATAGAGAATTTAATATGGTTTATTCTCGGGCAGGTGCCAGAACTGGTATTAGAATTTATTAGTAAGTGGTATTATGAGGAAAAACTGTGTATAGCACTCAATCAATTTATAATAATCCAGTTGCTCTAGCAGTTTCTGATGTAGATTCTCCTAATTCTGCTTATCAGCGTATGCTTGCCCATTGGGGGTTAATAGAAGATTTAAACGAAGGAACCTTTTCAATAAGATCACAGCATAGAAAATATCTTTTTCAGGAGCCGCGTGAAACTGATGATTCTTATGATGCGCGATTAGCTCGAAGTGTTTGCCCGCCATATTACCAACGATTAGAAAGAATGTTAGCTGGTATGTTAACTAGAAAACCAATTAGATTAGATGATATTTCTGATTTAGTTAGACTTCAATTATTTGACGTAGACCTCGAAGGAAATGATTTAAATGTTTGGCTTTATAACACTACAAGAATAGCTATTAGATATGGTCATGTAGGAATTTTAGTAGATGCACCGAAAGAAGGAAATAAAACTAGGCCTTACTGGGTAACATATACTCCGCGTGACATTTTAGGTTGGAGAACTGAAATTATAGACGGCGCAAGGCAACTGACACAATTAAGATTATTAGAAAAAGTAATAGAACCAAAAGGTAAATATGGTGAACAGGTAATACAACAGGTAAGAGTTTTAGAACCTGGTCGATATGAAATTCATAGAAAAAATAAAAAAAGTGAATATTCTTTATTTGATGAAGGAACTACTTCCTTAAATAAAATACCTTTTTCTATTGCTTATGCTAATAGAACTGGTTTATTTGAATCACGCCCTCCACTAGCAGACATTGCAGAATTAAATTTAAAAGCATATCAAATTCAATCAGATTTAGATAATCAGCTACATATTTCATCTGTACCTATGCTTGCATTTTTTGGTTTTCCTGCAAGTGCAGAAGAAGTTTCTGCGGGACCTGGAGAAGCTCTATCTTTACCTAGTGAATCAGATGCTAAATATATAGAACCTACAGGTAATAGTTATAGCAGCCAGTTTGAAAGATTAAACCAATTAGAAAAACAGATTAATGAACTTGGACTAGCAGCTGTTCTAGGTCAAAAATTATCTGCCGAAACAGCAGAATCTAAAAAAATTGATCGGAGTCAAGGCGATAGTACTATGCAGGTTATAGCTCAACAAATGCAGGATTTAATAGATAATTGTTTAAAATTTCATTCTGAATATCTAAATGAAAGTTCTTCTGGTAACTGTTTTGTTAACAGAGACTTCTTAGCTGCTAGATTAGAACCTCAAGAAATACAGGCTCTACTTGCTCTTTATACAGCTGGAACAATTAGCCAGAAAACATTATTAGATCAATTATCAGAAAATGAAGTGCTTGGAGATGATTTTAATGTAGAAGAAGAATTAGAAAGCACGCAGAATGGTGGATTAATAGATATGGAACCAACAGAGGAAGATAATTAATGTGTCTATTCCTGAGGTATTTTTTAGAGAAACAATTGATTTAAATAGATTTAGTAATAAAGTTGCTAAAGAATATGCTATTACCTATAACAAAATAATAATTTCTGCTGCAAAACAGCTTAAACAGATAAATATTGCTCAGGCAAAAGCAGGCGAAGCAGTAATAGTAGCTCCACAGACAAGAAAAAGACTTAGAGCAATAATTAAACAGGCAAAAGATAGTCTTAATACTTGGTCAAAAGCATCTGCAAAAGATTTTAAAGGTCAATTGCAAGGTGTGGCTTTACTTCAGCGTGATTTTATTGTAGATGAACTAAAAAAAGTAACTGCTTCAGGTAATATTCCAATAAATAGTGTTGCTATTAGTCCAAAATATGCAGAATCAGTAATTTATACAGATCCTACGCAAATTAATATTTTTACCAGTTCTAAGTTTACAGAAGATGATTTTATAAATTTTGGTTCAGGTAAATTTGAATTAACTGCTAGACAAGGTGCTGCAATAACTTTACCAAATGGAGATACTGTAGAAAAAGCATTTAGAGGAATAGCAGTAGGTCAACAGCAGAAACTGGCTTTAGCTATAAGATCTGGAGTTTTTTCTGGTCAAACTACTCAGCAGATAGCAAGAAGATTAGTTGGAAAATTAGAATTTGAATCAGCCCGAAGCATGGGAAAACAGACAGTAAAACGTTTAGCTAGTCGTGGCGGTGAAAGTATTAAATTAGCTAACTATCAAGTTCAGACTATAGTTAGGACTTCAGTTAATCAGGTTAGAAATGAAGCTAGTCAGGCAGTTTATGCTGCAAATAAAAAAGTAGCACCTAAATATGAATATGTAGCTACATTAGATTCCAGAACAAGTCCTATCTGTCAAAGATTAGATGGTAGAGAGTTTGCATATAATAAAGGACCAACACCACCGCAGCATTTTAATTGCAGATCTACAACAGTTCCAGTGGTTGATTTTGATGGATTGCAGAAAGATTATCCTGGACTAGAAAAACCACCAGAAACTTTTTTAGATACCCGACCAAGTATTACAGGCAGAGTTCCTCAAAATCAGGCTTATGGTGACTGGCTTTTAAATCAAGATGAAGAATTACAGATTAAAACACTAGGAAGTCTAGACCGCGTACGTTTTTTTAGACGGTTAGCAAGAAAAAAAGGCAGTACTGGTCAAACTGCTATTAGACAACTTATTAGAAATGATGGAACTGAACTATCTTTAGAACAATTAGAAAAAAAATATGGAAAATTACGTAAGCCTAGAGTTAAAGCTGAATCTTTTATTAAAGATACTCCAGTTATAACAAAAGAAAAACCATTTACTTCTATAGCTACTGGAGTTTTTGATACTAAAAAAGCTGCAGAATATACAGCTAAGTTTGGTGGAACTGAAAAAATGATTTCTGATTCACTAACTAGTTTAGAAAGTGTAGGAGGGTTAACTGCAGAAAATAGTAAAAAAATGCGTGAATTTTTGAAAAAAACTAAACAAATTAATAATTTTGCTATGCGTGATGAAAGATGGAATGTAAACCAGATTGGAAGATATTCGAAAAAAGCTATTAAAGATCAGTTAAAAACTACAGAAAAAGCTTTTGATGTTTTCCAAACTGCTGCAGATAATAGAGAACAATTAGAATATTTTTCAGCTGTTAAAGATGCTATTAGACAGGGCGAAGGTAAAAACTTTGAAAGAGTCATGAGAAATATGCTTAAACCTTGCGGTAAAGGATATTCAGGTTATACAACTACAACAAGTTCTGTAGTAAATACAAAATTATATGAAGTAGCAAAACCTTTGAATAAAACCGATATAAAAAACTTTATAAAACAGAAAAAAGCAATCTTAAATGAAGATTTACGAGATAAATCTAAATATGTTTTTAGAAATGTAGAAGTTCCAAGCACTACATCTATACATAACCGAGATGTTTCGTGGTTTTCTACTATGGTTCACGAAATAGGTCATCAGGTACATTTTAAAGGGTCTGGTGCTTCTAGTTTTACTGGTGCTAGAGGAGATTTTAAATTTGTAAGTACTTATGCAAGAAAAAATAGATTTGAACAATTTGCTGAAGCATTTACTATGTATATTTTTGACCCTAATGGATTGCAGACAAAGGCTCCTTCGCTGTATAAATGGGTTGATGATAATTTAAATTCTGCATTAAAACTTTTATGAATTACGAAGAAGCAGTAGAACTAACAAATCGTTTTCCTCGAGATAGAACTGTTCCAGGCAAGTTAGCTAAAGCTATAGAAGAAGCTACTGGTAAAGAAAAAGAATTATTAGGTGAATTAGTAGAAGGTTTAATTATTAGCTGTAAAAATTTTAGTGATTATGATCTTGTCTATAAATATTTTGAATAGCTTTATTTTGCTTTAATAGGCTTTCTTTTAAATAACTGACTAATACGCCATAAAACATATTTAAAGCCTTTATAGCGCTTTCTGGTAGCCATACAGGCAACAACTGCTTCTAACTCTACTAATCTTCCTAAAACAGATGCTAGAAATACATCTTGTTTCATTTGATGTCTAACTAAATGGGTGCAATATCTTTTTATATTATCTATATCATCACTTTCCATAATATCTCTACAGCGCATTTCTACTGATAGTTCTAGCTCTACAGGCGGTTCTTCTATTTCTATATTTAGAAATTTTTTTATCATTTAGTAGGAAAAAGCTGTTTTTCTAAAATATCTACAGCTCTATCATCAAGAGTATTTGTTGTTTGCTTACAGATAGCTCGTAAAAGATCTACTACAAGACGTTTAACTGTAGTTGTTGTAAGAAATGTTAGTAATATCGGCTTTAGAATTTTAATCATAATTTATGCTGTTACTTCCCAAAGATAACAATTTTTGCTAAGTTTGCCATTAGTACTAGATTCTTATGGAAGATCAGGAAGAAAAACAAGGTCCTGGAATAATAGGTAATGCAGTTCAGCTTGTTATTCTTGGTTGGAGTTTAGCTGTTATTTCTTGGTCTTACTTTAATCCAAATCCTACAAGACAAATTGATACTACTTTCGCTGCAGGTTTATTAAGTGCAGTCATGTCTAATTATGGTTTAAATGTCAAAAAGGCTACTGACAAAAAGAAACTGAATGGTAATGTTAAAATAGTTGACAATTCAAAATCTAAAGTAGGAATAGAAAAAAAATGAAAAAATTTTTACCAATTCTTTTATTATTTTCGGGTCCTGTTTATGCCGATATGACTCATAGTATTTCTTCTAGTGTAAAGTTTGAATCGCTTTCAGCTGCTACTTCTGCAGATAAAATTGGTTCTAGCTATAGCATAAGTGGAAATAATGTAACTACTACAGATTCTAATTCTGCTGCAACTGTTGGAGGATTTGGAAGTACAACCAATGGAGTTCCAGCTATTAGTTTTCCTAGCTCTGTAGTTCAATCCACTGCAGGAGAAGCATTTTCATTTTCTACTAGCTATTTAGAAGGTGATGCTACATCTGGTTCAGCTCCTACAGTAGGAACTGTTTCTAATTTTTCTGATCTAACTTCTACAAGTGCAGGCAGTGTAGGAACTGCAGCTGTTGCTTTAGATAATCACACAATGACACTGACACCAGGAACTGGAACAGGTATTGTATTAACAGGTCAATTTGTAGTTGATTTAAAAATTGAATGAGGAGGTTAATTCTTCTTGGCTTTGTTATATCTACTCCTTGTTACGCTGTGCCAGTTATACCTAATTTTACGCAAGGAAGCTCCACAAGTCGAACAGAAACTACCACAAATATTACAGAGTCTATTCGAACAACAGAATATAATTCTGGGTATCTCTATTCGGTTACAGGATCAGGAATACAACACGACGGAAGCTCTATTACACCTGCAGCTACTTCAGTTAGTGAAACAATAAACGGAACTACTCATACATGGCAAGGATTAAATTTAGATCAGAGACCCAACTGGACACAAACAAATCAAGGCGACGCTTTTCAATTTACAGAAGTTTATCAGGCGCCTGGACTAAATTCAGTAACAGATATAACTCGAACTATTCAAAGTACAAGCGTAACAGACACAACTACAATATTTTCCCAGTAATAGCATTATTGTTTGGGAGTCCAGTTTTTGCTAATACCTCCAATACTGCGGCTCCCTCTGCTTCTGCTAGTGGATCGGTTTCTAATTTTGCTACTCAGGTTTTAGGCGGTCCTATGGTAGAAAATCAATATGGAAATAATATTAAATGTTCTGGACCTCAGATGACAGTAAGCCCATTTGTAACTACTAGCTTTAATCAAAAAAGACCGCAAGATTATATTTATCACACGCCTGTTTATGATAATACAGATGCTAATGATGATAATGTTCCAGATAATCCAGGCAATATTCTTTATTATCAAGAAAACTATAGTGGTAATAAAGATTCTCTTGGTTTAAATTTTGGTTTTGCTCTTACTTTTAATATTCCATTAGATAATAGATTTCAAGATTCTTGTTTAGATGCAGCTAATACTCAAATTCAATTACAGAAACAAGAATTATCAGCAAAAAGATTAAATTATGAAATTGCTAGATTAAAAAACTGCGGTGAACTTATGATTGCTGGTATATCTTTTCACCCAGAAAGTCCTTATGCTGCTTTGTGTGCTGATGTTGTTATTAGTCCTAAAGCTAATCAGGTATTGCCCCACAACCATGAAATCAAAATAAATAAATAAACAACCGCTTGGGAGCCTAGACCAATTGACTAGGGGCAGCAAGCTTAGAACCTTTTACTGGTTTTAGTTGTTTAAAGCAGCAAGTCTATCCAACAGAGCAGTGGTCAAGTTAATGACATGATGCTGGGCTTGCTACTTTTTTATTTTACATTATCTTTTTTCTTTGTAAATTTTTTAAATATTTGTTTAATTAATGGTTTTATAACATTAAGCAATAATGGAGTACTGGCAGCAACTGTAGCAATAGCAGCAGTGCTAATAAGCTGTGAAGTATTTGGTATGTATTGTTCGATAAACGGAACTTCCTCATAAAGAGTAATACATTTAGTTCCATCTTTACTTCTTTCATGGCCTGAAACACGTTCTAGTTTAAATTCGTTACGATAATCTCCTAATCTTTGGTTTTCTGGTCCTGGACACTCTACAAATTTTTTATCTTTATCTTTAGGTTCTGGAGAATATTTAGGAGGTTCTACTTTAGATTCTTTTATTTCTTGTTTCTGATTTTTAGGTTGCTCTGATTGAACATATTTAAATTCATTAGGATTATATTCAAGAGGTTCATAACTAGGAATACTAAAATTACCGCATTCTGTATAAGTTCCATATTGATCTAAAGAACTATCAATTAAACTTGTTTTATTATTTCTATGTACACGAACACAGCCAGGATAATCTACTACGGGTTTATATATCTGATCTAGAATAGGAATATTTGTTTTCCAGATAGGAATTTCAAAAATATTTACTTTATTTATATTAAAACGAGATATTTCACTCATTTAGAAGGAAATATAGGTAAAGCAGGTTCTGTTTTTTGTGGAATAGATTTATCTAAAACATTAGGCATCATACCCTGAACATTACCTAAAATTTCATTCATAACTCTAGCTTTGAAATTTTCTGAAGTTACATATTTATAACCTAAGTATGCTCCACCACTCATAGAAGCTACCATTAAAAAAGAAACAATGCTAAGAATATTAGCAATTTTTTGAAACATGATTAAATTTGCAATTTTGAAAGCACTATCTTTTTCAAGTGTGCTTGTATTACTGCT